TAACCATATAATATCTAAGGTCATTAGTGAATGCTTTACAATCAGTTGTAAGTTTAATTAGTCTTTGATTCATTGCATCAGTTACACTATTTTTATTAGCATAAACTAAAGAATAATTAATTACTCTAGTTGCAATTATACTTGCTAAATCTGCTCTAAACTCATCATCTTCACCAACTGCACTTGTCAGAGCTCCCATTACATATGCTTCATCTTTAGTTAAGATATCTTCCGGAGAAATAATCTTATCTAACTTATTATTAATAAACATAGTAAACATAGAACTAAAGTCAGGACCAACAGAACCTTCACCAATCATTTGAATTAAAGGTAAGTTATCTTCAAACTTAGGAATAGAACTAATAGCATTGAAAAATGTAGTAATACTTCTAGGATTAATTCTTTGAGTTACTAGCTCAGGATTCATCAACATAAAGTTTATACATCTACCATCTATATCAGCATTCTCTGCCCATTTAGCCCAGACATTTGCATCATACTTTAGCTCACAAGAAATAAATCTTGTCTTTTGAGCAACATCTAATGTAGTTACATTGTAATCACCATTATCAGGATTAGTAGTAAGGATAACATGCCAGTTCTTAGGTAACTTCCAGGATACATATTCCTGTCTATCTAAGATTTCCATGGTTGCTTGCATGAATCTATGATCAGCTCTAGTATAATCATCTAATACTAAGAAACCACCTTCACCTTTACCTTGAATCCATTCAGGAGCAGCATGTGCCATTCTTTTAGCACCAACTTTGTATCCTTTCTTCATAGCTGCATCTATCTGAACTTCATTAATCCAGGTAGACTTACCTTCTGCATTTGTGATCTCAAATTCTTTTACAGGAAAACCAACTAAGTCACCTAATTCTTCTATCTGAGATAGATTTAATTTTACAACTTGCATATTAAGTTCTTTACCTAACTGCATGATAGCAGAAGTTTTACCTAGACCGGCATCACCTTCAATATTAATTGCTACAGGTACTTTACCTTCAGCTTGAATATGTTGGTTATTCTTAACCATGTGTTTAATAAAATCTTTTAATTCTTCTACATTCAATTGTACTTGACTCATAACTTTTCTTTTTTTATAGTTCTAACTTAATTACTTTGCCTGGCAGATCATTATTCATTTCTGATCTCTCTGATATAACCCAAAGGACATTACCTTTTGGTTTTACTCTTGCATTACACTCTCCATCAGTAAAATATACTAGGCTTGTATATTTCTTGTTATTTTCATTATAATACTCTAAGACAGGATCAAACTCAGTTCCTCCTCTACCATGTACTTCAAGATCACTCTTACCTCTATAAGGTTCTACTGATCTTATTTGTGTGTCACACTGAATTATAGTGACATCTACTCCTGCTTTATAAATATGATGAATCTCATTCATAAACTCAATTAATTCTGTATCACTTACAGAACCTGAGGTATCTATACCTAATAACATATGTTGTTTCATCTTGATCTTAAGACCAGGATTACCATCATATCTTTTATTTTCCTTTTTACGGATTTTCTTAGTAAACACTTTTGTGCTTATACCAGTAAATCTTCTCATATACCCTCTCCAATCAAACTTGGGTGGTACAATTTCTTCTATAATAATAACTCCATCAATCTCTCCAGGAATATTACCTCTTTTCTTAACAGTTTGCTCTTTAGCATCTGATAGAACTTTCTGTAATTGTTTTTCAATTAGCTTTTGCTCAGCTTCAGTAAGATCTTCAAAGTCTGACCATGTACTATGATCAGGTAAACCTTCTCCATCTCCATCCATGCTATCACATAGCTTATCAAAGTTTTCATCTCCAGATGTACCATTTTTATCTTTTTCATCTTTAGCTTGTGATAGTTTATCATAATAATATCTAGCACCTGCTTTTCTATCAAGATCAAGATCTTCATAGTCATTTATATCTATACCACCTTTTGGTAACCAATCTTCATCAATATATTGGTTAATCTCCATATCCATTGCTATATTAGCCATCTTATGATTACTAAACTTAAAGTAAGTAGTAAGATGTCCAAATGCAATATGAAGTAATTCATGTTTAAGTAGACCAAGTTTATGATCTTCACTTAGACCCATCCAGAATTCTTCATTAATACATAGTTGGTAATTAATACCATTTTTGCTTACACCAGCAGTTGGAACTTTTTTACTGTCCCATAATTTATTTAGCATTAGTAGAAAGAACCCATAATAGGGCTCTTTTAACATTAGTTCTTTTGCTGTCTTACTAAGACTTTGTGCTTTGTCCATCTTTTAGTTTTAATATTATATCAAATTTGTCAACAGGATATCCCATTTGACCTAAAAAGCCAACCATATTTTCTGTAAATAATTCCATAAAAAGCTCTATAGAATACATACTAACTTTATTAAATGTCATGGCTGAAAGACATTCACCAGTAGATAATGTTTTATCTATATCTATTTCTTTACTTATAGCAGTAAAACACTTAGGACAATTAGCTTCCCAAACATCATTTGTTTGTTTACCAAACTTATATAATACAATTAGTTCTCCAATATATGCCTTTATGTCAACATTTTTTAAAGATTCAAATGCTATTACAGCATTTTCATCATCAGGTGACCTTAACATGTTTAATAAGTTCTTTGTTTCTTCTTTATTAAAAATCATTAGTCTTCAATTTTTAAGGTTTTAATCATCCACTTTGTTGGTGTATTTATATTATCCACCCATTCTTTTGCAGTAGGAATATATCCATTGCAGTCTTCCTTTACATGTTGTTCACCAACATATCTTACATACACATCTTTATTATCAGAATTTGTAATCATAATACCAAATTTTTTTTCACATTCAAAAATACCTTCTGAGTGATGTCTAAACATTCTGTGCTTACTGTGCCCAATCCATGCTTTAGTTTCATCAAACCATTCATGTATTTCTAAATAATCTGTTGCTACACCACCAAACTTTCTAGCTGATGATTTTGCATGTTGCCATGGATGTGCCATTAGTTTAAACTTTGATCAATTAAATTACCATCATGATAATACTCTTCAGTATTAGTAATATAAATAGCATTATCAATTTTATAATTACCGGAAGGAACAGCAATAAGCATTACTCCATAACCACCATCATTATTCCACCAATCTTCAATATCACTTAAGATTTGTTCTGTAGCAAAGTTTTCTATGTCTTGATTAAGTGCTGAGTCAAGATCTTTTAAGTAATAAACATGATCACCATAATTTTCTAAATAGTTAATATCATCAATATCTTCTACTTCTTCTGTTGTATATACAATATCATCAATAGCACCACTGTCTCCACCACCTGAATAAAATATTTTAATTCCGGTCACACCAAGGTCAGCCAACTTAAGTAGAAGGCCTGTCATATCATTTTCTGTCATAGTTATTGTTTTTTAAATGGACCATAGAACCGGCCCAAAATATTACCATTTAAGAATTCATCACTTTCTAACACTCCTCTGACAAACTGAAACTTAACTTCAAAATAAGTAAGTTCTGTTTTAGAAAAGCATATCTGAATTATGTATCTTCTTATTTCAATTCCAGCTTTGTGAGCTTCTTGTAAAGTTTTATTACTGCTATAGTAATTCTCATAGCTTTCTTTTGTAACAACAGTATACTTTTTGGTTCTTTTATCAGTTACTTGAGCTAAAGCTCTTTTACCAAATCTTTTCTTTACATTAGAGTAAAAGTTTTTCTTTCCAATATACTTAACAAGTTTACCATCAATAGTAGCTTGCATTTCATAGACAAATCCTTCTGCATCTTCAGGTATCATTGAATTATTAAAAGGTTGTCCTTGATATAGCCAACTCATAATGCTTCTTTTAGTAATGGTAGTAACACATCTCTAACTTTATCAACTCCATGTTTTGCAATTGAGTCAGACAAATCTTTTTCCATTGGAAGTACTACATAATTAAAACCATATTTAGCCTTATACTTTTCAGCAGCTTTAATTCCAGGCTCATCATTGTCAAAAAGTAAACAAATCTGTTTGCATTTAGAACTTATAGAGCTCATAATATTTTCTGGAATCATAGTATTTTCACTGTCTGGTGCAATAGCTTCAGAATTAACAAGTCTTAACTTATTATAAGCCATCAGATCTTTAAGAGATGAAGTAATAATAAGATATGGTTTATCATAAGTTAGTTGTTCAGAACCTTGAATGTAATCTCTTACTTTAATAAACTTACTGTCTTTTACTTTAGGTTGATATATCTTATATAGAGTACCATCTTCTTTAAAGTAACCATAGATGTAATTTCCTTTGATAGTTATACTAGACAAAATTTCATTTTCATCTGTTTTTTGCATAATATAATATTCTAAAGGGTGAACATTATATTTCTCTAATAACTTAGAACCAATCTTATATCCCATCCAGTATTTTTGGTCAAGAGTATTCCAGTGTCTAATTTCAAAGTCAGTAACTTTATATCTGCTTTGTTGCTTATAAGAGTTTATAGGATTATAACCATTATTTAAAACATACTGGTTATAATCTTCTATTACTTTAAAAGATGCAACACCTCTTGTATTAAGATTAAATAGATTTTGTACAAGACTTAGTGAGTCACCACCTATACCTGAAGAGAAATCCTTAAACTTATAGATGTTATTTGTATCCATGTAGATACACATAGAAGGAGTTCTTTCACGTAAATTAAATACAGATTTTATTTTAAGGTCTTGTCCAGTAAGTCTTTCTGGTAAATTAAGATAGTGTTCAAATATCCATTCTCTTGGCACATCTGCCAAATCATAAATTAAATTTTTTGTTGAAATCATAGTAACTTAATTTAAAAATATAAGGGAAGCTAGACTAACTCCCCTTATATAAGTATAATTAATCTAAATTAAAGTCAGAAGAACTTTTAGGTGGTGTTGTAAAGTCATCTTCATCATCACCAAATCCTTTTACTTCTTTAACTTCCATCTTTTTAAGATGTTTTGCTTCACTATAAGTCATAACATTTTCTCCATAAGCATATGTTTTATTTTCTGCTTTTGGTAACCACATGTCATAATTTACATAACCAGACTTATTCATATACTCTTTACCAGCAATACAGAATTCTATTTCTATACCTTTGTAAGGAGCATTATCATTAAAGTTCTTTACAAAATCTTCAATAGTATTGAACTTATTATCCTGCTCTACAAACCACTCATAAAACTCCAAGTTCTTTGCCATGTTATTTAAGAAGATCATGATAGATCTATCTCTTTGAATCTTAATTCCTGATTTAGTTTCTCCATCTGCAAAAGCATATTGGCTAGCTTTAACTCTACCAATCTGACCTTTGTGATGACCTTTACTTTCATCATCTTTATCAATCATAAATCCTTCAAAACCTTCAATAGGTTCTGTTTCTACATTTAGTATTAAATGCTTTGCACCATCAATAAATTGAAAGTCTTCTAAGACAATACTGTTAATTTTTAATACATGATTACCTGGACCAATTGTTTTTGGCATTCCTGAACCTGTTCCACTTCCTAGATCTGTTGTACTTAATCCCATTTTGTTTTTGTTTTTAGTTGTTAATTATATGTATACTTTATCCCAGTGAATGTTTAATTCACCTTTTTCATTCATTTCAGAAATTACTATTTCTTGATCTCTCAAGTGCTCTGGTCTTGCACCACAAGTCACTCCATCATTAGTTTTAAAACTTAGAATAGTTTGGTTACCTTTTCTAAACATGTAGCCTATTGCATCTGCATTTGCACAAATTAAAGACTTAATTTTACCTGTCAAATCTATATTTGCAGCCATTACCATTTCACCTTTATCATCTACCTGTTTGTCTTTAATATGACCAGATAAAATAATATGGGGTGCTAAGGTATCAATAAAATCTAAAACTTGAAAGAAAGCTTGTCTTAAATATAAATAACCAGCACCATTAGCTAAAGTAAGAACATTTGTTCCATCATACTTACTGCCCATTGGTGTTTGTTTATATAATTTAACAGCTAAAGGACCAACCATATCTTCTAATGCAGTTACTGTATCTATAGTAACATACTTATATGGACATCCTGCTTCTTTAATAGCTTTTCCTGCATCTAGTAAATCCTGTAAAGAACTTATTTTGACTTTAAGAGCTTCTACATATTCAGAACCATTTTCTAAATCTAAAATTAGATTATTTTCTAGTCCAGCAAATGCAGTTGTTTTACCTGTTTTAGGTTTTGAGTAGATAATCAATCTTTTAGGATTATTTCTTTCTACTTTTACTTTTTTAGTTGGAAGTACTATACTCATATTACTTTAGTTTTTTTGCTAGCTTTGCAAGATCAAGAGAAATTCTTAAAAGAATATCTGATGCTGATTCAGTATCAGTGCTTAAAGTTATTTCTTTTTCTTTAGGAATAAATTCTTCCTCAAAATCAGGAAATAAATCAACTTTATACTGTTCTTTTGCATTTAATTTTATTAGCTCATCTCTCTTATTTTCATACTCATTAAATGATATCTCAGTACCATCTTTTAAGATGCATACTAGTTCAGATGCAGGAACTATATAAGCTGAATACTCATTACCTCTTGCACTTGTGCTTGTTTTCAATTCATACTCTTCAGCATAATATGGATTAGCTACTAACTTAAATATTGGTCTATCAGAATACATAGAAACTAAGTCCTTTTCTATTCCTTTCTCATCTCTTTGTACATCAATAATTTCTACATAAGAATCTAAACCTTTATTAAGTTCTGCTTCAAATAACTGGATATTTCTTCCAGATTTTCCTTTACTAAAAAATGCAGTTTTAACTAAAAACTGATAATTAGTAATGTGGTTTTTACTAAAGAAGTTTGCATGATATGCAAATAATTCTTTTTCTTTTTCTTTTCTATCAAACATATTTTATTATTTACTTGTTGGTGGTGCATCAATTTCTATTATTCTTACTAAATCTCTATCCAGTTTGAAAAAATTCATACCTGTTACACTGTTTCTTGATTTTAAGTAATGGAAAACTAATAAGTTTTCATCATTAACAATGTATCTTTCAGGACCATAAAATTTTATTCTTCTACTGTAAGGTCTATTAATTCCAATAACCACATCAGCATGTTGTAATAAAGCATCAGACCCGTATAAATCAGAATCTAGAACATAGTTACCATATTGTCCATCTTTTGCTCTGTCAGGATGCTCAACATTTCTGTTAAGCTGACTGAGAACTAAAAAAGCAATTGGAAACTTTTTCTTAAGTTCAGTAAGTGCCTCTCCTAAACCATATAGCATATCAAATTTATCCTTGAACTGCTTACTTAGTTTAAATAGAGTAGAGTGATCTATTGTTATTAATGTATTAGTAAAATTTTCCCCTTCTTTGTTTTTTTGCATATAGTATGTAACTGTAGCAATCATGTCTTCTATAGTACAAGGGTCATAAACAACATCAATAATATCTGTACTTACTGTTTTTTCATACACATCTACACACTTTTGAAATAAAGCTTTATCAATTGGTCCATCTTTACTCATTAATGTGTTATAATCAGCATTAACATTCATACTTAGTTTTCTAATACCATTAGTCTCATCTAACATCTCAAACTGAAACTTTAGAACTCTAAATTTTTGATCTTTATTTATGTCAATAGTATCATTTACTAACTGTTCCATAAATAAAGTTTTACCTGTACCAGGTCTTGCACCAACTACGGTGATTGTTCTCCACTCTAATCCATCACAAAAAGCATCATTAAAACTCTGCCAAGCTGTTTTGAGAGACTTTAGATCTCCATTCCTTCTAGCTTTCATCTTTATAAGAGCCTTTTTTAATGAGTCTCTCTCACTTACGGGTATTAATGCCTGTACTTTTTTCTGGTCTAACATAATTTATTTTTAATTACTCATCAGAAACATTTATGCTTACTATTACATTATTATATAGAAAGTGAAACATTGTTATTAACACTTCTATAGCTACGTATTGCCATACCTTGAGAGGGACAATAAACACATTAATTATAAAGTAAGCTAACACACTCCCCAAAATTGCTATTGCCCACCTATGAAACTTTACTTTACTCATATTATTCTTTCTTTTATAAATACTACATCTTCATCTGATTTATTAATTATTAGTTCACAATAATCTGCTAGATCAGAGTCCCAAGTTTTGTCAATATTTTGTTTTCTTATAAAATACTGAGAGGTTCTCATATACTGATAATTCATAAGCATATATTCAGACACATATTTTTCAGCTGCTTTTAATACTACACTCCAATCATACTCATAGTTCTCAAAAAACCATCTAAAAGAATTTTCTAAATTTTTAGGATTAGATCTTGCATACTTGCCAGTACCTAACTTTCTGTTTGGAAAAACTTCAGTGTATTTTTTTATATTGTCTATAAAATTCTCGCCAAGAAGATTGGTTGATGTTTTCTTTTTTACTTTTTTAAAATAAGTATCAAGTTCAGAAGTAAAGATAATACTTTTATCTGTTAACTGCAAATTTTCATCTAGCCAACCTTCTTGCTTCAATAATGTTACAGCTAAACTACTATTAACAAAATCATGAGGCTTTATACTACTTTTAATACAATATAGAACATAGAAATTATTAGGTGTTAACTTTTCTTTTGTAAGTTTATTAAATATTTCTTCCATGTTTACCAAATTATATTAATATTATAATGTTCTTGTACTAATAATTGTACTTTTAAAAATATGTTATTAGAGTCCCATCTTCTAGTATGTAAACTAGCAGGATTAATAGGATGAGTTACTAAAAATTTATAGTTATCTTCATCTATAGAATCAGCCCATTCTTGAGCTTTTTTTCCTATGTAAAGATATATTAATTTATTTTCATTATGATTTAATAAGTCAAATAAATATGCCATAAATGGTTTCCATATTTCATAATGTCTACCTGATGTACATACTTGTGAAGTTAATGAAGTATTAAGTAATAATATTCCTTGATTACTCCATCTTTTAAGATCTGGATCTATAGATACATTATGTCCATCATAAACTGTTTTATTTATTTCATCAAGTATAAATTTTAAACTTGTTTCTATTCTAGGATTATTGCTACAACTAAATGCAAGTCCATCTGAAGATCCTACATTCAAGTATGGCTCTTGACCAACCATAATAACTTTAAGTTCATCATAAGGACATTCTTCAAATGCCCTAAAAAAATCTTTAACTGTTGGAGTAAACTTTTTGTTTAAAATAGATAACTTATGTAATTGCATAAGTATATTGTCAAAATCTCCACTAAATAAAAAAGGTTTAAGTTTTTGTCCCCAACCTGATGGTTGAAGTTTATCAAATATTTTTTGTTTAATTTCTTCTATGTTTAATTTTTCTTTCATATATTTGTTAAAATTTAAGTGTTATGCCAGTAAATGTTAAAGAAATTAAAGATGACGCTTTAATGGATATAAAAGTAAATAAGAACTTTTATTTAATGGTAAAAGATTCTTTATATACAGTTTTTAAAACTGTTTCATCAAATCCAGAAGGAGTAGATAAATTAGAAAATATCATTGTTAAACCTTTTCAAGAACTAACTGATCTTGAGAGAGCTTTTTACACTCTCACACTATTAGTATCAGAAATTGAAAAGAACATGAAAGAACAGAATCTATTTACTGAAAAAGTAATTCCTGAAGAAGGTGATGAGGATTATGTAGAGCCTAGTCAAGATTAATATTTAAATCTCTTCCAATTTCTATACAAGCTTGAATAGCTAGTAATAATTCATCTTTACTGCAATCTGCAAAAGATTTACATAAAGTAGCATCTCCTCCATCATAACATAAACCAGATTGTTGTTTAACAATGGTTTTCATTTCATCAAATGTGTAGCCAGATTCTTTGGCTAGTTCTCTAATACAAGCATGCACTTTTGCAAGCTGGGCCACACTATGGTCTGTATCTGCTAGACCAATAAACATTTCTACTTTCTGTCCTTCAGAAAGTTTATCTAAAAACATTTGATAATTTAATTTTGATTTATCATCAGGATATACTAACTTTCCACCCTGTTTAGTTAATTTAACAGTAAACATATTGATTATTTTATATTATTAGTAATGGGAAAAAACTCAAAGAATACACATGCTATACATAAAAATACAGAAATTGTATTAGAATATTTAGAAAAATTTCCAGAAGCACCTTCTAAAACTTTAGCCAGAAAAATTTATGCAGAAAATACTGCATTTTTTCAATCATTTGAACATACTTATACTAGAGTAAGATACTATAGAGGTCAAACTGGTAAAAGATCAAGAGAAAGAGTGCTTAATAGTGAAAACAATAAATTTGTAAAAGAACTTAAAACCAAAATTACACCTACTATTTTTGCTTTACCAGAATCACACACAAAAACAAGAAATCAGTTTACTTTTCCAACAGGATGTATGAGATTAGGTGTTTTTGGTGATGTTCATATACCTTTTCATGATAATACAGCCTTAGAAACTATGTTTACTAAGTTTGAAGAAGAAAATGTAGACTCCATATTAATTAATGGAGACTTATTAGACTTCTATCAGCTTTCATTTCATGAGAAAGATCCAAGAGTAATACATTTTAAAGATGAGATAGAAGCAGGAAAAGAATTCTTAGCTTATCTTAGAGATAGATTCCCTGGTATTCCTATCTATTACATTACAGGTAACCATGAAAATAGATTTGAAAGATACCTTAGAATTAAGGCATCAGAACTATTAGACATGGATGAATTCAGACTAGATGTTATTCTACATGTTGCAGAATACAGAATAGAGTTCATACCTTTTAGAAGTAAAGTAGTATTTGGTGACTACACTATAGAGCACGGAGATAAAATTCCTGGAGCTGGTGGTGTAGTACCTGCTAGAACACTTCTAATGAGACTTAAGTCTAATTCTATAGTAAATCACTTTCATAAGTCTAGTGAAAGCTCACAGAGAGTTTATGGAGTAGGTGAACCAACTACAATTAAAGCATATAGTTTAGGATGCATGTGTGATCTTGCTCCTGAATACATGGAAATCAATGAATGGAACCATGGTTTTGCCATAATGAAGAAGATCAAAGATAAAGTTTCAGTGACTAATTACAAAATAGAAGGTAATATTATACTATAATGTTTCTACCCATAGAACTCAAAGATAAAGATGGTTCATATATTGAGCATCTTAATGTCACTCACATAACAAGAGTATCTTTTATTAATCCAATGAATCCTGATGCAGGAACTAAAATCCATTTAAGAACAGGAGAAGTGTTATCTACTCCTGCACCTATGGACATAATTACTGAAAAAATAGATGAGTGTTGGAAATCTTCAGCTACTGTAGTTATCTTTAACATTCTTGCAGAAAAAGCAAAACTAATGTCTAAAGATGAGCATGATGATCTGTATGATTCAATATCTGATCTACCATCTGTGTCAGATAAATAATATGATTCTTATGTAATGATTCTATTAGTGGCCAATCAAAGTTACTTACTATCCATTTTTTATTTTTAACTTCAATATTATCACAAGAAGATAATATTAGTCCTGCAGTAAGTCTTAGCTCATAGTAGTAATAGTCATAACCATTATCACTTTCATCATGAGTTACTTCAATCTTCTCAAAACCTAGGTCAATTAGTTCTTGTTCTTTCATAATGCTTTGTTGTTTTTAATTAATTCTTTACTAATTTCTTTTGAAACATACTTAGTGCACTTAAATCTTGTATGGATATCTTGAGCTAATAATTTAGGAAGCTCAACTTCTGGATACATTTTCTTATACTTTTCCATTTCAGTTTCCATTATCTCTATAATGAAGTTTTTGTGTAACTTACTCATTTTACATATGTTTTAGTAAATAAGTCATGATTAACTATTCTATGAGTATAATTATCTACTAAATCTGTGTAAGCTTCATTTTCATCTGCATATCTACCATGATCTTTTATTCTTTTGTTTCTAAGTGTGTTAAGAGATAAAGATAATATGTAAAAGTTTTCTTTATCATCAGAACTTAACATATCTACCATATTAGATATTTCTTCTACATTAACATAACCCATTTCTTTTAATAACTGCATCTCTGCCATATAAATAAATGGTTTAAATTCTCCGGACTTTATTCCTTGATCATACATATACCATAGATAACTAATACTCTGATCAGTTTTCTTTGCCATATCATAATGTTCACTAACAATACTGAATACCAAATCTTCTGATTTAAATTTTTTCATTAGTATAGATTTAAATTATAGTTCTCTATTATTTCTCTAAGTTTTTTTCTAATATCATCAGCTGCATCAACTTCTTCTGAAGTAGCTTCTTTATTACCAATGTATCCATGTTTTACAGTATTTCTAAGTTCTTGATCAAGATCCCAGACTACAGCTTTCCAGTTACTACCATCTAATGCTACTCTAGCATCTTCTGCATCTTCAGAGTCAAACTCCAGTATTATCTTTCCCATCTGTTATATCTTTTAATTGATTCCATATACCTTCAGCTTCTTCTCCCCAATACATATCACAAGTAAACTTGTCATCTTCTATCTTACCAGGTATTTCCATAAAGTAACTTTGCCATAATTCACTTTTAGGTGCTGTAAATCTATAGCACTTTTCTTTTACAGGACAATCTGTTCCTGGACATACTGTTATATCTGCTGCCATATTATTTTAATTTATTCATTACTAGGAATAAAGTTAACAGTCATAGACACTAACTGTCCATCTTCTTGTTTTGTATACTCAACTGAATCTACACTTACTAAATTAATTCCCATATTATTAGGAAATACATCTATGGAAATAGGACAATAAGCATTGTTATTTACCACATCTTCAATTGTTACTTTTTCTGTTATCATTTTATTTTGTTTTTTACTCAGCTCACACTGAAATATAATCCAAGCTATTCTAAATGATTTATCTTCAAAATCAATAGCTACCATTGGAGTAAAACATATTACTCCCCACTCCTTCCAAGTGTTAATTAAAGTTGTTTTCATTTTCTTGTTTTAAATTATTAATTATATGACAAATATAATATTATTGTAAAGTTTAGAAAATAGGTGTTTACCCCTATATTTTCCTATTTTCTGCCATCTTATTCTGATTTAAAGATTAATAATTTCTTGTTTTACTTCTTGCCAATATTTTGTAAATACATTTGTATGTGAATTCTCTAGTACCTCATCTACTGCAATTAAAGCACATTTTTTGGCTGCACCAATTGCATCACTTGAACTATATCCATCTTTATAATAAAACATTTCATCATACATTTTATTCACTAACTCTTGTGCTTTTTCTACTGCTGTTTGTTTCATTTCTTTCTTGTTTCTATATAATCTATAATAAATCCTATTGCTACAATAATGTTCATACCAAAGGACATGAGTATTTCATGTATATCAGCATACACATTCATTGATAAATGTACATGACCAACCATCCAAAAAGGTATGGATAAGTTTTGGCTTACCCATACCAATAAGTATTTTATAAAGTGTTTCACTGATTAATAACAAACTTTAGAGCAGCTGTACTACCAGACATATTAAAAGTATATACTTCTGAACTACATGCTGTATCATTAATTCTTATTTTAACTGAGCTACATGCTTTAAAATCAGCAAGACAAGTTTCATTTAATAAATCACTAACAAAAAATACATTTTTCCTATCATCAGATGTAACTGCACGGAATGTGTACTTACTATATTCTCCATTAATTATAAATGAAGCCTCTACTGTTAATTCATCATCACATGTATAACCTCCTCCAATATAAAGAAATATTTCTCCATCTGAATTTTCTAATTTAAGATAAGAACCTCTGTCTTCTGTGTAAGCAATGTTATATGGCTCATCAAAGCCATTATCTACATGCTTACTAACCCATTGTGCACTTGCTGTATAGCTTAGTACTAATCCTACTAATAATAATAAAGTTTTCATAATTTTTTATTTAATAAACGGTAAACACACATAATTTTTAATTGTTCCTACAATAAGAAATACTACTGCAATATATAATAACATATATCCTATATTTTTAATCACCCTCTTCATTATTTGTTTTTATATTGCTTAATAACTTCTTTTTGCTGACTTTGTCTCTCAGCTTGGTCTTGTTGTACTTGAAGATTATTTTGATCAATCTTAAGTCTTTCTTCTTTAAGTTTAATAGTCCTTTCATACTCTCTCCATTCATAAATTTTTAAATCTTCCATTCTCTGCAAGTCAGCTATAGTAGCTTCTTGTGGTATATTATTACCATTAGCATAATACATTTGCATAAATATTTCTTTTACTCTTCCCATAACTTCAAACTTTTTTCTAATAAATGTTTAACTGTGTCTCTTATATCACTATGATTAAGAATGCCTTTAATTCTTTTTAGTTTTCTTCCTGTTTTATTATCAATTACTAATTTAATAGTATGATGTCTATGAGACTTAACTGCATAAGATTTTCTAAAATTATGTGGATAAAGTTGTGCATAGACATAAACATTTTGTTGATAAGATTCATCATTCATAAACTGGACAGGCATTCTTCTTGCATAGTTTACTCTAGATCTAGTAAATCCTGTAAGATGAGCAATTTTTTGTTCAGATATCTCAAATTTCTGATGTAATAAACCAAACAAGTAACTTCTTTGGTCTACAAGAGATCTCTTTCTAGAATTTCTGTCTAAAGCTTTAAGAGATCTAATAACTTCTTCTATTTTATAATCTTCCATGAGCTTAAATTAATTTTTATATATACATACTTTATCCTATAAAAAATGGGAACAAAAGTCCTTTAAATTCTGATATTATAGTACCAAGTATAGTTGCATCTATGAAACTATGAGTAGAAGAATACTCCCACCAAAAGTACATAGCACATAACTGTGAGCAAAAAAAGTACAGCACAAGCAATACACTTGATATGTTTAGTAATCTTTCCATAAATAAATTTTATAAGTTTAAACTAACTCTAAGTCAGCTTCTAATACTGATTCTTCTTCTTTATGAAGGGCATTAGTTAATAAGTCAAGAGGTAGAAATCTTTCAGCATCATATAGTTCATATGGAAAGGACTTAGAACTAAGCTGAACTTCTTTTAAAAGAACTCCAAACTTATCTTTTTCTAATTCCATTCTTACAAACCTAGTAATAGTATAAGTTTCACCCTCTTTAATCCACTCATTCTGTGGAACTCTACTTGGTTTATTAGTATCATCAATACATATTGCCCGCATATTCCTTAATTTTTACTTTAATTTCTAAAGCTTCAAAATTATACATTAAATCAAACATATCCTCATATGTACCATGTTTAATAGCACATTCTCCTTTGTCATGTGCAATTAATGCACATTGCTCTGCTTGATTAGGTTCATAATTACACAATCTTATTAGACATGCCATAACATATGGAAAACTAATTTTGTCATCATTATATAGAACCAGCTTATGTGTTTTATTATCTTCCATAATACTAATATAGTGAAACATTATAATCTTTCCAAAGTATTTTACTTTGATCAAATCCTTCTAAAGCTTCTTTTACCCACTTTTCATCTACTGTATTCATAAAACATAGTATATGTACAATAGCTTTTTCATCTGGATTAAGACGTAGTAATCTACCTATTCTCTGACTAGCTTTTCTTTCATTACCATATGCATGCATAATAATACCTTGTCTAAGATTAGGTATGTTAACACCTTCATTTAGCTGCATAACAGTAGATAACTCACTGATATTTCCATCTTTAAACTGTTGTAAATTATCTTCTGATTCAGGATTATTAGAATGATAAGAATAAGTACATAGTCTGTCAGCCTGATCTTGAGTATTAGCAAATACAATACACTTAGTAGTAATACTGTTCATCAGTATCTTAGTATATTTTTCTTTACTAGCATACTCCATCATAGCTTTCATTCTCATTACTCTAAGAATATGCACAGGACCAGAACCAGTTTCAAGTCTTTGTCCCCAATAATTATAATTCTGTAACTCAGAAGTTATAAAACTTTTAGTCTTCAGTGTTACAGGATAATTATTTCTAGTATCTAATGATAGTTCATGTACTATAATTTGATAATCATTTAGTATTCCATTCTCTATAGCATCATCTGCTTTAAAAGTATATACTACAGGACAAAACTCTTGTACTAATTTACCTTTCTCAGAATCTTTATATTTTGGAGGTGTACCTGTAAGACCAAGTACTTTTCCCTTATATAACTGCAAGAAACCTCTATGACTATCTAACAAACTATGAGCTTCATCTAAATACACAGCATCAAAGTCAGCAGGATTGTGTTTATTTAAGCTTATATAAGTTGTAAATGTAATTCTACTTAGTTGTTCCTGCATATTGAAACTTTCTGCATCATCTTTCCAAGATTGGAAAATAGATTTTTTAGGTGCAACTACTAATGTTCTCATAAGAGATGTAGTATTAAGTTCCATATGCTTTAGACCAACAAGAGTCTTACCTACACCAGTTCCTAATACAATACTACATCTTTGTTTACCTTCAGTAGCTTTTAGTGCTGCTGTTTGTATTTCTTCTCTGTTCATAATATTATTTTAAGTGTCCTAGTATTCTAGCCTCTGCAGGATGTTCATGTAAATGTTTGTGACAAGCTCTACAAGCTGCTTTCCAAGTACTTTGTACTAAATAAAATGCATCTCTATTAGAACCTGCAAAAGTGTGGTGCACATCTGATGCACCACTACTACAGCAAGGATAATTAAGCTCACACATAGAATGATCAGAAAGAAACTTTTCTCTTAACTTAAGATACTCTGTGTCTTTCTTTTTTCTCTTAGAAGAAACCTGAGGGATTTTATAGTCAGTTGGTTTCTGTATATTATCTTTATTCTTGGGATTTTGGCAACTCCAACAATATTTACAATATTTAAATCCCTCATGGTTCTTCCATATAACAGTCATCTTCTGACAACCATCACATTCTTTAAGCTTTACATTCATTCTTTAGTCTTGGTAACTGATTTTGAGCTCCTTCTAAACTCAAAAAGTTTTTAGGAAGGATTCCTTCTGTCATAAAGATAGAGATAATTTGAGACTTATCAATGCCTAAATCTTTAAAATTTAGAGTATTAGTAAACTTCTCATCTAGCTCACTATTAGACAGTAAGAAGTCTGTTATTGGACTATTTGGAAAGAGTGTCTTAAATATATGATTACTATAAGCTATAGTTACTTTTTGTTTGTAACTATTAATCACAACCTGAGCTCTCTTGTATACATTAATAATTCTTTGCTTCTTCTTGCTACACATAGTAGCTAATTCTTCTTCAGTTAGTGAGTTTAAACCATATAGAGCTCTTTTATAAAGATAGTTCTGATATTGGTTATAACCATCTTGCTCATACTTTACATAAGTATTAGAAGATAACTGATAATCTTTTACATTTTGTTTTAGCTTTTCCATTTTATACATTTTTAAATCATAAATAAAAAAAGAGGGACATTTCTATCCCTCTCTTATAACAAACTTTACTCTAATATTAGATATTAAAATCACTTGCTGCTGCTGTAATAGCTGAACTATTAGCTTTATTTGCATTATTATATGCATTGCGCAACTGCTCAATATTATTATGCTGAACAAGTAAATCTTGTGCATTAGATGCAGTAGAATATACTGCTCTTCTATAGATAGGATTTCCATCTACAGAACATACAATACCTGTATCACCTGCAATCTTAAGATCACGCTCAGGAGTTTTCTTATTGAATGCAGTCAAAGACTCTTCAATAACTATTACTCCAGGAAGATCCTGTCCTGCATATAATCCCATTGATAATAAATCAGTAGTAGAACCTTGTAATAAAGTAGATACTGTTTTCTTCTCAATGAAGTTATTGTTTCCAATAACTATTTTTGTTTGTTCTAATCTTACACTTGCAAAATCTGGATTATTTGGTGAAACCATAATAACTGAACCTGTAGTAGCATCAGCTACAACTTTAACTGTTGAATTCATAACTTTTAATTTAATAAATAAATAAATAAATTGATAGGTGAGTTGATATACTATACTATAGTTACTCAAACCAGTAGTAAGTAGTTAATACTTAATTTTGCAAAATTAAATACTATATATCTGTGGGATCCTCTAAATTAATGATGTCATCTAATGAAATATCATCTAATGCATCATTTTCTTCATTCTCATCAGCAATGTATGAGAAATCATATTCTTTGTAGGTAGTATCTTCTACTGCTGAACCTGTAAATGGATCAACAATATGTACTCCATGGTCTATTGACATTAAAAACTGTATATCTAGATCAGTCATCTCTAAATATTGTTCTATTGAGAGATAAATAACTTTTCCATTTGGTAGACTATACTGCATTTTTTTATATCTATAGTAAAAATACGTGATAATTCTATGTATGATTGCTTGTATAAAATAAAATATTGCATTATATAGCTAAAACAATAAAAGGGGAACATTATATTCCCCTGTTATTTATTGGAAAAGCATATTCTCAGAATACACAGTCTTAAATTTCATCTATAACTGTAAGATATTCAGTAGAAGTATATGTAATTTCTTTCTTTCTTGTACCATCTTCTAGAATAGTAGTATGTTCAACCATATAATCACTATACTCATGGTATCCTCTAAAACCTTGAATTGATACAATAATATTGTTATCAATGCATAAGTCACTATTAGCAACTAGTTCTTTATTAGAACTATAACTCATCTGATTAATAGGCATATAACATAATGTGCCTACTGGAATTACTTCCGGTAACTTATTACTTATCATTAGTTTAAAGAAATGTTGTATACCTTGACTACTACTGCATAGCATAGGAGTAAGTAACTTAACAAACTCTTTACTATTAGGATGTTTAATAATAGACTCCAATGCTTTAGCAACATCGGAGTCTTCATAATTAACTGATACTCTCATTATTTGTAGCTTTTAGCAATGTCTCTTACAACACTTTCATAATTAGGACTTTCTGCATAATTAGCACCAATATAGTTATAATACTGTTCTTCAGTTTTTATCTTTTTTAGATAAGCTGCTTGATAAAGTGCATAATCTATTACACAATCTTTCCAGTTGTTATAATAAGCATGACCATGCTGTAATTTAATACAAGTAGTTGGTCTACTTCTAGCTTGTTTCATACCAAAGAAATTATTATTTTCTTTAAATATTCTTGAACTAAAGTTACCTGACTCTAATTGAGCTTGTGCTAATACAATGTGTGGAAACTTTAAGTTAAGAGATTTAACATATGTTATAAGCTTTTCTTTAGAAAAATCTAAGTTTTCAGATATTACAATAGGTTCTTTTTGTTCTATAACTTTACGGTAAACAACATGTGTTTCAGGAGCAGTCATAAAACTAAGTAACATAAAGATAATTACTCCAATAAACCCCCATATTATATAAATAAATGGTCTCATTAGTTCTTCAAACTTTATTTCTTTACTTATTTTTTCAATATTTTGTTCTAAATCATTTGTTCTTATTTCTATTAGCTCAGGATTTGCATCTGAGTTTCTAGTCATTACAAGAGATGTATATAGTTTTGTTCTAAGTTTATATAACTTATTTAATTTTCTAAATAGCATAATATATAGTTTTAATTAATAAAAAAGTAGATTATTGCACCTTTTGTCTACTTAATGCGGATAGAGATGCACGCAGCGGTATTAATCTTCTGGATTTAACCATTCCCAGGTTTCTTCATCATCACCAAGTATCCAAACATTAGTGATATATCCATTAGTTCCTAATTCAAATACTTTTGTAGGAAACTCAACCATTATTTCACCTGTTTTTAACTTGTAAATTCTTGTTACAGGTTCTAAGTGGTTCATTACAATATTTCTTACAAATCTTCTCTCAACTTTAGAGAAAGTTTGTGGAATTGGATAAGGTTCGGCATAAGTAAAACTTAATAATGCCACTGTAATCATAATAATAAATCTTTTCATAATCATAGTTATTTTATACATAATGCTATAATAAGCAATAGTATAGATGAGACAATAAAAGCATAGAAACCAAATCTTATTGGTCTCATAGAATCTAATAGAAATATTTCATTTTCTATTTCAACAATGTGATACTGTAAATCAGACATTGCTGCTTGAACAAGTTCAGGATGTTCTACTCTTGCTTGTAAGCAATCATACAGCCTATGTTCTAAGGCTTCTTTTTCCTTAAGAAGCCTTTTTTTTCTTAGTATGGTGTGCATCTTATTTGGATGCTGCATCATTAGTAGTTGTAGTTACTTGGCTATACGCATCACATGTAGCGTGAGAGCTTCCACAACTTCCTAATAAAATACTGATTGTTATGATCACAACAGCATATGCTACTGCAACCAATGTTGTTTTCTTTTTCATAATTACTTTTTTTTAGATAAATATTCATAATCCCATAAACTTACAGATACCATCATAATGCATAAACAAAATGTTGTTAATGCTACTATAAGGTCATTCTGTTTGTTTGCAGTTACTACATTGTACAAACTTATTGCTGAAGCTACTGTACATAGGCCGGCAATAAATAAACTGATTTTCTTGTTTCTCATAATCATATTTTTAAATCATACACTAATAAACAGTTTCACCATCCTACTGTTAAGGTTTATTCTAATATTGGTAATTGTTCTATTTTAGCTATATACTCACTAACTTGTTCCTGTGTTAGATGACCAATAACATCATCAGCTATAGGAGTATCATATGCTATGACACTGAACTCTTTTCCTGGAGGCATTTTAAGTACAGCAATTTCAAATTTACCTTCTAAGCCTCCTTTAGTATATGGTCCCATAGTAACAGAGATACCATAGTTATTTTCAAACATTAGTCCAGCTACTACATTTCCCATATCTGTTTTTGCAAACTCTAAATCTTTAAATTCTTTCATCTCTTTCTTTTTTTCTTTCTTCATAACATTGTTGGCATTCTGATACCTCATCACATTGACAAGTTAATTCTGGTGATATGCTATATAACATATACATATCTTGTGCATCTTCAAAAGTCATAATATTTAGTTTAGTTAATTAGAATTAAAAATAGCAATGGTAGAACCTTTTATTATACTACATTTCTGGTGTCTTTACACCCAGTCTCTTGTGCACAGAGACATTGCTATTCATTGGTACTCTCACAAGGTTGCAACCCTTGACTCTGTCTCTAGAGTTTATATTCTTTATCTAATGTCCTTAGTTCTAACAAGGCATTACAGTTACTACTGCCAATAGTATTACTACTATCTACTTGACATAAGAATATCCTGCTTGGATGAGAGTATTATAATCCCACAAGAAATTAATCTTGCGGGAATATATATTATACTAACTCTGACTTATAACTATTACTAAGGAATAGTAGAT